GGATGTTGGGTAATCTTTAGTATCATACGTGAAAGATTCCTTTTAAAGAAATTAGAAGAACAAAATGAAAATTTTTTAAATGAACGTGGTAAGTGGTATGACGAGCGTGAGAGGTGGTTGAGAACTCTTGGGAGAAAAATGAGTGATTTATCAATAGATGAAACTATTGGTAGAAAATAAAATTTTAGTAAAAACCGGTCGAGATTGAGGGGACTCCTAGAAAAATTTTGGGACTCCTAATGAAAATACTAAATATATTATGTACAAAAAAGGAACTCTAAACTTGTTCGAACGCGACTACAAAGAACGCACGGGACTCAAACGTGGGGAGAAAGGCAAAACTAACAGTAAACGTGTCCGTTTGGCTCGCGACCTTAAGAAGATAAGAAAAGGTGAAGGAGGCAAAGCGTTGCCTGGTCCTGATGGGCTAGGTCTAGTTACTAAAAATAATTTCATGAATAGGATGGCTCCAAAATCAGAAATTAGCCAAGACATCGGACGAGGTAAATACGCTAAGACGAGAAGTACAAAGAAAGATAGAGACCGGGTTGGTATTCACGCAATTGATAGCAACAACAGGTGGCGGAAGGGTGTTCGAGTTGATGGTAAGGCAGATAGCGGACGTCGCGCTTATGTGGACCGGGAAGCTACACGAATATCAGGTGAGTTGGCGGGTAAAGCAGAAAAGAGCAATCAAAGAAGAAAGCGAACTAAAAAGTAAGTTATGTGGAAAAAAGGACTCCTATTCGAAAAGAAGAAGAAGAAAAAAACGTACAAAAAAGGTGAATTTACAAGGCGTGCGCATGGTGTAGAGCACCCGGGAGACCCTGACCCTACTGGGTCTAGAGAGAAAGCTAAAGCGGGACAAGAGCAAGATGTTCTTAAAGCAAAGAAATCAGGAAAGACTTTAACAAATTGGATTGAGGGTAGAACAAAGAAACAAAAAGCAGGCGACGACGAACTTGAGTCTCATGTTAGGGACTTTGCAGCTAAGCATGGGGTGCCATACCGTGAGAAGAGTATGGAACCAAAAGGACCACGTTCTAAAAAAGCGCAGAAGAGGGCACGAATGAGACAAAGCTACGATTTTAATAACCCTACAAAAAAGCATAAGCAAGCTTACCCTGAAGATTTTGGTGGAAAATCCAATAAACTCTCAAGACAGGTTAAAAAGGATAATAAAACTCGAATTCGGCACGCTGCAAAAAAATATCATGGAAATGAAAAAGATGGCGGGGCTAGTACCGCTGCGATTGGTTCCGGTCTAAAAGCTCTGGGTGAAAACCGCAAACGCCCAAGAAACGAAGCTGAGAAGAAGTTTCGCGACGAAGACCGTGCTACACGGTCGGAGAAGTTCAAGCAGAAGGAATCTGGGTTAAACTACTATGGAGGTAGGAATGCTCCAGCCGGTCACGCGCGGGGTTCCATCAAGGTTTTACATAGACTAAACCAAAAGCAGGGTAGTAAGGCTGGCAGGGAGAAGACCCGTGTACGTCATGTTAAGCATCACATATCTATGGGTATACGTGACAAGGATGGGGAACTGACACCTAAGGCAGCAAAGACGTACGTTGCTAATACAAAAGCTCAACTGAAACGCAAAAGAGAGAAAAGACAGTTTAACCAATCAATGGGGACCGAAGAGAGTAAATTTAAAAAAACTTAATCTCGACCGGTAAGTACCCACTATAACAATGTATAGAAAGATACGTCATTTGCTAAGAGAAATAGGATTGTTTATACTGCTTTGTGGTTTCCCAATCTTATATCCTTTTATGTTTTCCATACTATAATAAGCTATGAAATTTTTAATTCCTTTTTTGTTGTTATTCGCATCGCATCCTAATATAGACACTAGTCTAATCAAATATGGAGATATATCCCATTTTAACACTGAACGCGGTGACAAGGTGGCTGTAGTCGATTCTAAGAGTATTTATGCTAAATTACCTTCGGTTATACTGATTAGGAGAGAAGGGGCTGAGAGAGGCTCCTCGCGTTACTACGAGCTTATGCAAAAAGCTACAAAAAATTATAAAAGAGTTTTAAAAAATATCGCGACCAAAAACAGTTTTGTTTTGGTTGTGGAGCGAGGTGGAGTGGTTGGATACAAATACGAGGAAATCACACTAGAGTGTATTAAAGCCATTTAAAAAAATTTTGGGACCTCATGTGGGAATGCTAAATATGGTATGTATAGAAACGGGAAGTTGCAGGAGTTTATAGGGATGGCCACCCGCGTGCAATCCGCATTACAGACTAAAAGAAAGAAAAAAGACTTTGAAATGAAAACCGATAGGTTTCTTTCCCCTCTTCAGAAGAAAAAGCGAGGAGATGACTACCAGTTAAAAACCGGTAAATTTCAAAGCCCCCTTCAAACCAAAAAAATCGAAAAGAAGTTTCAACTTACGGGAGTAACTGAGAACGCGCAACCTGAACGAAGGAAGGAGGACAAAGGTGGTAAAGATAGAAGAGCTGGTGATAAAGGCCCTAAAACTCCTAACTACGCTAAGATTAATGCCAAGGCACGTCTAGAGCAGATTAAAGCAAATACAGCACAAAGAGTTGCAATTGCAAATAAGGTAACCGCACAACGTAAACAACAGACCCAAGCTGAACACAAAGCTAGACGGGGTGCTCATAGGAAGAGTACTGTGGCTTTGAAGAAGGGAGAGAAAGCCGAAGTTAAGGCCGCTACTCAGCAGGAACAAAATCGTCTAAAACGTATTAAACGAGAAGCGGCAGCGAGAACGAGAGACGCGAATCGCGCGCTTAGTTACTCTTCAAAAAGTAAATAAAACATGATAAACTTCTTTAATCACTTACTCGAAGGCTCCGGAGGAATGAAAAGGCTAAGGCGAAAAGCTAAGGCCCAATCTAAGGCTGCTGACAAAGCGGAGCATAATAGTCCGGAGCAAGAAGAGGCCCACCAAAAATCTCTAGTCACCCATTATCGAATAGGGAGAAAAATGGCAAATCGCGGAGGTGATGAAACTAAGAATTACCGTAAGTGGAAGAAAGGAGTACTAAAGAAATAATCCTTGGATACTATATAAATCAGTGCTTATCACTGTCCGCACCAATATGAAAGAATCACAATATATTAATCTCACCCACACCAAAGCACTAATGGCTGTTATCGGTCCTCTTGCTTTTGTTTTATTTTTCTTTTTCTCTTTACAGTCTGATATCGCGAGGAACCAAGAAAAAATAGAGGGCAATACCGCATCTATTGGTAAGCTTGAAGCACGCATGGAAAGCATGAGTGACCTTCTTCAAGAGAATAACACTAACATAAAGCTCATCCAGCTTCAAATGACTCATATGGCCGAGATGATGGCGGGAAGGGTTGTACCTTTAGAAGAGGAGTAATATAATGCCTAATTACAAAAAAACATATGACAAGAAAGGGAAAGTTAAGCTTGCTGAGTTGACGCCTGAAGAAGCACTGGCGCTGATTGAAGAACAAGAAAATGCTAAAATAAAAGAAGAAAAACCTTCTAAGGCTGTTCAACCTGCGGCTGCTGACAGAGATGGTAAGGAAGCTCAGCTTCTAGGCAGTACTAAAGAGGCAATCGCATTACGTAAAGCGGAAATTGACGGCGAGATTCGTTTAAGACAAGCAAACCTGAAAGGGCAGATTGACACAATCAGAGCATCTGAGACTGCTAAGGAACGAGCCGGAAAACACCTTGCGGTATTTGGAGCACTGTATTTGTGTACATGCACGATTGCATTCCTCTTCTCTATGTCTATGTTAGACACTGACTCTCTTGCTGTGGCGGCAACCCTGATTACATTAGTTGTAACTCAGCTGGCAGGTATTTTGAAGACTGTTGTTGATACGAAAGAGCCGAAAGACCCTGTTGAGTTGATGTCAGATATCGTACATAAAACGATAGGTGGTGATGAAATACAGGACTAGGGTTCGATTAGCACTCCTCATATATATCCTCATTCTAGTATCTGCTTTAATATACTGCGGCTCGGAGAAAGTGACAAGCGGAACTCAAGGCCCTCGCGTGATTCTCCTCTAGCACCCCTAGATAACATACAATAGTATGGTAAAGAAAAAAATATCTGAGTTTAACCACAACATCGTTCCTTCTGACGATGCTGACGGTAGTTTGAATCTATTTGATTTAGACAACCCGGATATTAATCTATTCAATGCAGTGGACGATGAGCTTATTAAAGTTTCAGGGTCTAAGGTTTTAATCTACACTTTTGAGGAAGACGGCTCACACGATACCTTGTATGATGAACAGCGCATGAAGGCTATCAACCCTTACCCTAAAGTGGTATGGGCTCACTATGACCCAAGAGCTTTAGAAGAGAACTTAACCGAGTTTGGTATTGAAATTTCAAACGACCAAGTATTTACCTTTAATAAAGCATACCTAGAAAACGAACTATCTAGACCTCTGCAGGTCGGTGATGTGCTGAAGCCTTCCTTTCAAAATATATTCTACGAAGTGTACCAAGTAGTAGAAGAGGGGTTTTCTGCATACGGTGTATTTCACCTCCAAGCTTCGGCTAAAGTTATGAGAGACTCTCCTGAAGTTTTTCCGGAAGATATAAGTTAAAAACACTACCTTCAACAA